AAAAGTAATAGCAGTATCACACGTTATAACTATAGTAAAATGATCATTTGTAGACGTAGAGAAGTGAAGAGCCATAATATTTAAATTCCTAGTGCAAGTCTTAAAGGTGAGTTAGCGGCGTTAGTCTCTGATACATCACCAGCAAATCTAGCTTGTTTATATGTAAGCGTCTGTCTAACAATATCGTTACCGCTAACATCATAAGCGCTAGCATCATTTGTGACCATGGCCGCTGGTATCATAATAGCAAAACCTTGCCCATCTCCACTGGGGCCGCTACCTACTAACACTTGTCTAAGTGTTTTGGTAAAATAATCATCTTTAATAGCTGTATTTACAGTAGACAAAGTAAGGCTTAACTCTGCATCTACGGCGCTAATATCCATATTAGACATAGTTAAAATACTTTCACTAGTGCCCAGTGGCGTTAGTGTATTAGTCACTGTAAAGCTAAAGTCTTCACAATCTAGCTCTATTCTGCCTAGTTTATCACCTGTAGTAGCGTCTACTCTTGAAGAGGGAGCGGCGTCTGATACTACTACGTAGCTATTTCTAAAAAAGGGAGGCGCACCGATATTATATAAAGGCTCAATAGGCCCCACGGCGCTAGCATGATCATCTTGAATGCAAGCGGCTTGATATGTAAAATCAGCCATTAAGCGCCCGTTGTCTAAGCTAATCGCTAGTGATTCGAGTATACAGCCGTAAGCATAGCTTCTAAAATTAACGCCATCCACTCTAAAAGTAAGTGAGTTAGTATAAGTGCCCGTTAGCGTTCTACTCCCTGGGTAATAAGTCTGAGTACCTCTAATAACCGGCGTACCTGTAAACGCTGCGCTAAATGCTGGGCTAATAGTAATATCACTAGAAGTATCGCTATCATCTGTAATGGCTGAGTATTCAGACTTACCGTTTAAAATACTGCTAATGAGTGTACCAACATCACTAGCAGTGGGGCCACCACTAGCCACAGTAAAAGCGTTAGTACTTGTGACAGTTGCAACGGTCGCAGATGTAACGCCACTAGCTCTAGTTAAAAACCCCGCCTCTAATAGATAGCCTAGATAATTAGTATCATAGTTATTAGCCGCCGTGCCTATAGTAGTTAGATCTATTCTTAATTGTACTTGACCCGTACGGCGTCTAACGCGATCGCCATTACTATCATAAACAGTATCAGGCTCAGGCTGATTAAAGTAATTGCCATCTCTCGCATCATTACGCTCACTAGCCACAGGCTCGCCATAAATTAAGATAGGATCCATCTCGCAAGGTATAGAGATATAGCTAGCGGCGGGCGCTGGTAAATTAGTAGATGCTGACAAATTGCCAAATGATGACTCTTGAGCCACCCCTAGTGTTCTATGTGTTACGCTCATTTAATTACTCTCTAAGTATAAAAGGTCAAAAGGTACTATAAGCAAATGGCCCATAGTTTCACCTACATTATCAGTAATAACCTCAGCGCGTGTTATGCCTGGTATTATACTTATAATGCCTGTGGTATTAAAATTATATTGCGGGCCTTTAATTGTGTCTATAATTTTACTGGCGTCTTCTGTCATGATACGAATTTTAAAGCCCTCTTCTTTAGGTATAGCATATTTAATATGCGCCTCTATGCTTACACGCTTCCTACCACTTAGACCGCTTGACCCATCATCTAAAGGCAGGCTTAACACTTCTAGTGTGAACTGCCGTTGACCCTCAAATCTATCATTTAATAATGTGGTTATACCATTACCATCATTAATAGATATAAATCCTTGGTGGCTATCTGTCTTAGGCAAGATATCTTCTATCATATCTTTTAAGAAGTCTAACGCTTGAAATATCCCGCGGCTCATATCTTGCGCCCTCTCACTTTTTGGCTAATATCATACGCCACAGCATTTACGAGTATTTTAATCTCATCATCTGTTAAGCCGATAAATGGCCGCTCTTTATGCACTGCATAGCCGTAATGCTTAACATGTTTAGTTAAGCCAATTCTAAAGCGCATAAGGCTAGCTTCTAGCACTACTAAGTTATTCATTAATTGACCGCTTAATACTAGATCTACATTAGCACTTTGTGAACCACCACTAGATTTTTTACGTGTGCGCTTACGTGAATCATGCTTATATTGCTCATAGCCTTCTTTATAAAAAACACTATTGCCAGTACGTGATACACGCCCACCCTTAGGCTTTAATCTAGCGCCTCTATAAGCTACATAAAGCGGTGTGCGTGAATACTTTTTAAACGCCCTACCATTAGAGCTTAGGCCCTTAGAAGTACGCCGCTTAACAGTAGCCACGGTATTTAATGCTAAGCGCTTAGTGTCTTCTACTTCCCACACACTAACGGGCAAATCCAAATCAATTTTAACGGCCATGATTAATGCCTCATAGCTCGAGCTGGTGTAAAAGATTTATCACGCTCAGTCTTATTATAAGTGCGCCATGACGCCCTAAAATCTGTAGACTTGCCGCCTGACTTTTCTAAATTAATCTCACCATCATCTAAGATACCATCACCATTTAAATCTAGGTCTACTGTGCGTAATGCTAAATCAAGTAACTCCATACATCTAGCGCGCATGGCTTCTGTAGCGTCTAACTGTAGATTCATTTCATAGATACGCGCTGCAGAGCAATAAGCATGGCATAGCTCAAAGTCAGTAGCATTAAAGATCTCATCTTCTGTAACATTAGAATCAATTAATCTATTGCGTAATATTAAAGATAACTCATCTAATGCCGCTTTAATTTGTGGGCTAAAATCACTTTGACGCCTTGGCACTAGATCAGCTAGAGAAGCGAATCTATTAACTAAAGACTCATGATCTAGCCCAGTATTAAAGGGCCTAGGAGTAACTTTAATTACTCCCTTATCTAATCTATTTTGTGTATTTTGCCCTAAATCTACAGTGTAATTAATCTCATACTGATATACACCACTCACGCTAGTGACATCACCAGCGGCGGCGGTAACATACCAGGTAGAAAATTCTAAACTAGCGGCGCTAGATAGGTCTATTTCACGTGGTAAAGGCTCAGCTAGTATAGCCGTAGTTCCCACTATTCTTACTACTTTTACGCTATACCACGTATCACCATCCGACTTTAAAAAAGCAAGTACTTGATCACGTTCTAAGCTAGTGCTACTTGTTATGGTTAAAGTACGTCTATCATTAGCTATAGCGCTCACGCTAATATTAGCGCGTGAGTGTACTAAGTTACTAGTGACTGTAGATAATGCTTTAAAAGTTACCGTGGGTGTGCCACTAATGGGCGCCGGGCTATTCCATGTAAATACATAATCTTTGTTAGTAACTGCTTTTTTCATTTAGCCCCCTTATTAGCGTCTGATATATCTTTAGTAGTCGCCTTGTCTAGCTCTGCGGCTTTAATAAAGCCCATAGTAACTGGGCTCCATGAATGCCGGCAATTATATCCGCCGCCGCCAGTCTTCACGCTTAGCCCTTGCCGATTATTTAAGCGCCTCATTTGCGAACCACTCACCACTTTATCTACTAGCGGCTGACAAAATTTTCTAGTTAATCCATCTAGCGGCCCAGTATATAAATAATAGTTAATGCCGGCGCTTTCAGCTACTGCCGCTGTAACACTGCGCCCATACGTACTGAGCTTAGTATTAACCTCTGTGAGCTGGCGCCCCTCTGCTTTTTGCATCTTTAAAGATAGCGTAGATATCACGCTAGATGTATCAACATCTACAGTAAGATTAGTAAGCGCTTCTTTTACACCGGCTGAAATGGTGGGTAATATAACATCATCAAATACACCCTCTACAGCCGCCGCTTGAATAATGTCTAACTCAGCTTGTATAGCGCCAGTAATGCCTAGATTAGGCTGTATTGTTTTCATAGTTTTATTTACGGACTGCGTAATTTTATCAGCTTGATTTATAAAATCATCTACAGCTAGACCCATGCCACCTTTTAAAATAAAGTCTATTAACTGATCTCTATTTAGAGATAGTAAAGTAAGCGGGCTAGTAGCATCTACAGCCGTTTCTAAAGTTTTTAAAAAGCTATCTCTAGCAGTTGCTAAAGATGCTTTCATTTTTTTTTCAGCTTTAATAATCGTTTTTAATTCGTTTATTTTAGCTTTTGTAATCTCAGCGCGCGCACCACTCTGCTTAGATAGCTGCGCTTGTAAGTCAGCTACGGCTTTCTTATCTGCGTCAACTTCGGATAATAAAACAGGATGGGCGCTATCACACATACTAAATAACTATACTAAGCAGTTTGTGACAATAAAGCCTAAACTAATATCAATAGCTTTATACTCTTGCACTTGTTCTGCATAAACATATCTGCGAGTAGCATCCAGTGAGTCATATTGACCAGCGACCATAGAGCCAAAATCAAAATTAAGGGCCGCCACTGGCATACCTTTAACGTTTCCGCTCTTTTGTACGATAGCATCACTACCTTTAAGAATCCCACAAAAGATAGTTTCATCATCCCAGATTTGAGCCTCTGAGCTAGTGGCACCAGGAGCGGCGGTCTCTCTGCGCGCTTGACCTACAAAGACATTAGGAATGTTTAAAATATCTCGGATGATTGCTTGTACTGCGCTATCATTAAGGATTAGACTTCCACCAGCCGCTACTCCTACACCTAAAGTAGCGTCACCTACTGTTAGATAGGATCTAAATTCAGGATTACGCGCTAGAGCTCGAGCTACGCCACGTCCTAGAATAATAGTATCTGGGCTAATGCCATGAGCATTATCACGTAATTGCTCTTTAAGTAAATCTAAGCCCGTTAATGCGTCTGTGCCTGCGGCATCAACTTGCCCGCCCATCACATTAGCGCAGGTATCAGTATTAGTAAA